CGGATAGAATGGTAAAGAAAAAAGCCACCCGAATGAGTGGCTTAGTGCATTAAAGAGATGACATCCATTTTTTTATGATTTCATCTTCCCTTTTCATTTTATTTTTTTCAAGTATCTGACCTTTACTATAATTAAACTCATTATCTCTTGACCATGTTATATTGCCTTCCCAGTCACATAATAGTATTCTCTTTACCATATATTTACATGCTCCAACGTCATCTGTATCTCCAAATCTGCTCCATTGGTATCTAAATAATTTTGATAGATCAGGATGTATGCTTTCAAGTAAAAAATCCTTGTATTCTTTCCATGTTTTAAATCGATCAGGTAATGTCTTAATAGAATATATTAAATCCTCTTTTGCATAAATAGCTGCAGTATGAACGCCTTGCAATCTTTGTTCTAACGCATTGTATGTATCCGGCTCAAGCTCTTGCAAATCAGTTAGACATCTAAATGCTTTTTCATGAACTAAATTTGATACTCGCATCGTTCTTATGTCATGTCCAAGCATATACATTTTATCATAGATTTTATTGTATTTATATCCTCCTTCAATTAAATATTTCCAAACGTCCTTATACTTCCAGTCTATAATTGGATAAGCTCTATGTGGTTCATTTTTTCTACGCAACCAAAACATTTCTGAATCTTCACCAAACAAAACAAATCTACGATCAGGACTTTCTTCAGCTCTTAAACCAATAATTGACACATTGCGCCCAGGCATTTTTCTTAGATTTTGACCAATCCACAAATTAAATTTATGAAAACGCTTTGGATATTTACCACTAATAGAATGTATTGCTAACGGATGTCTATCCCTTACCCATTTTTCATTATCTCCCCATGCCCATAGGAATAATTGTGAGGAACTTGCAGCATTTGTCATAAAAATTGGAACCTGATACCATAAAGGAATTACGTTAGGTTGACTCATAACCCATTCAACTATATCAATGGTAGCTTTATATTCAGCTTCTTGGTCTTGAAAATAAACGATAAATTTTCTATCACGTTTTTTTGCCTCCTCATTTAATAAATGGAATAATACCGTACTATCCTTACCACCTGAAAACGACAGTTGAATATTATCGTAGTTGTCGAACAAATATGATATACGTTTTTGTGCTGCATCAAGTACGTTATGCAACCCTTTTACTGCTGTTCTTGCCATTTATATTTCCTCCTCTATATCTTCTCCTGCTTCAATAATTTGCGCTTCAATTGAATACGGCACACCTTGTATTTCAGAAGCAATACCCTTTAATCCAATCAATCGTTGTACTTCTTCCAGTGTCATACCAAGTTCTTTCATTATTTTTAGCTCATCCCATCCGGATTTAAGCATCCCAACTAATGACGCTTGTAATTCAACTTCATGCTTACCTCTTGCTCGGTTATGCCGTATAGTTGATGCCATACGGTCACTAATGTCTTTATCAATTACAGATACCGGAAGCATTCCATTTTCGCGCTCATAAATTGATTTGTAGCGCACCATAATTGTGTAACGATGAAATCCATCCACAATGATGTATTTGTCGCGCTCCACATCGTAAAAACATACAATAGGCATTGTATATCCATCGCACTTAATAGATTGATAAAGCAATTCCATTTCACGTTTAGCAACATGATTAGGATTGTAATCATTTGCCTCTATTTTTTCAATAGGTACTGCAATGACATTATACACTGGACTTTTAAACTTACTCATAATTCTTGTATTAAATTGTTTAACGCTTTGTTTTTTATATACTCAAGTAGTGATTGTTTTTTGTTTATGCATTTCTGAATCAATGACTCTAAATTGACGTTGCCATTTAAGTTAATAAACTTGCATGTATTAGTCTGACCGGTACGATATATTCTATGCTCCATCTGTTTTAGTAGTGCGTAATCCCATACCTTATCCCAAATAATTATCGTGTCGTAATTTTGAAGATTTAAGCCAAATGACTCAGACTGGATAGATAGTACTTTCAATTTAGGATACTTGGATCTAAGTTCAGATTCAGCAGACAAATACTTTCTAAACACAATCACCTTATCAATATTAGATTCATTAATTAGTGAATCAAGTATCTCATATTTTTCCTTACTATTCGTGTATAAATGTTGCATTTTTTGAGTAAGTTCAAGAAAAAAGTTGTTATTCAACCATTGCAACTTCTCGTTATTAAGATATTCCTCTTTGAGATATTCATACTCTTGTTTAGTATCCGGATCCAATTTAAAATCAATATCGAGATACTGCTTGGTAATATTTAGGCGCAAGTCGGCTTCATACACATAATGACCTATCAATGAATATAGATAGTCAATGTTATGATAGTCCTTAATTATTTCCCTCTCAATTTTTCTATATCCGATGTGTTTAGTAACCTTTACATACTCGCAAAAAGTATTCTTAAACTCGGCTTCATCCATATTCAATATCTTAGGCGACAAGAATTGCATCTGCGACCATAAATCCAGTAAATTTCTACTCAATGGTGTTCCATTCAAAATTAACTTGTATTCACATAACTTACTCAACTCAATAAATCTGTATGTCCTAATCGCATTTGAATTCTTGATTTTAAGAGATTCATCAACAATTAGCATTGTGTTCGATTCATTCAATAATTTAGTCAATTGCAAGTACCATCTATCACTACTACTGATTGTTTCAATCCCAATAATAACCAACTTACGATTCCCGATTCCACCCCATTTATCAATCTCCATTTTTAAATTATCCTTAGTCCTAAACGGAGTTGCCCAAATCACTGATTCTACCGGAGTCGATTTTATTAATTCAATTGCCGATCGTGTCTTGCCGGTTCCTGGCTCCATAAATAATGCACCAACTTTGTAACGACTTAGTTTATCAATCGCGCTTATCTGACTATCTAATAAGTGATTCATCCTCTGAATTATTTACTGGAGTAATTAATTTAGGTATGTGATGTTCGATTATTACATCAGCTTCATTTACGTTTGGCTCCTTATCAAATTTCTCACGATATAACCATCCAGGTATTGATACTTTGCCTGATAACTTATTGTTATATGATAAATTGCGGCACATCTTTTTGGGCAGCCAGTATTCTGACCGCCCAATTTCGATTAATATTGCCTTGTCTGTATGTGTCAGTAATTTATCAAATCTGACAACCACAGATTCAATCTTCATTTTCGTATTTTTCAGGATTTAGTACTCTGTCAATCTTATTGTAGATAACATTTTCAAGTCCTTCACGTTCTGATTTAATCCATGATGGATGCTGACTTGGACAATCAATGTAAACACTAACATCAAATGATCCTGCCTCATTTACATAAACGTAGGCAGTAGTTTTCATTTTTTTGGTATTATAACCTACGTTGTTTAGGTACAGTCTTTTCAGATTACCTTTTTCCCAAATTTTGCCGTTTAATTTTTCGGCTAACATTTCTAAGTTCATATTGCTGTTGATTTGATGACACAAATGTACAACAATATTTTTAACTACAAAATATTTTGTAAAAAAAAATCTAAATAACCCAATTCACCTTAACTTCTTTCGATACGGATTCGGTTAATTCAACCGTTCCACTCGCTTCAATTCCGGTTCCTATTTCAAACCGAATCCACCACACAACTGTTTCAGGCATCGCGGTTGATTTGATAAAGTTTACGTAAAAGCTAGATTTATCCGGAGTTATTATGGCAATTTTGCCTTCATTTAATTCGACATTGTTGATTTTTAGCTTACAATCGCCTTGACTGGATTGGATTGTTCCGCGTATCATTAACCAAGGCGGTTCGGCAATAAGTGATTTTGGCAGAACGATCGCATCTGATTCGGATTTATTGCAACCAAACATGATTGCAATGGACATGATGATAAGTAACTGTTTCATATTGTATAGATTTACGTTGTATAACCTGCCTCAATCGCTCGTTCCAATACATCCTGCGGAACGAATTTCCGACCAACCGGGATGAATACGTGAGAGCAATTGTATCCACCGGCCAAAGCAAAAATGGTAGATGCATTAGTTCCTTTAGCCATTCCCGGCCATGAACCTGATTGTGGATAAGATAATC